TGAGCTACGTGTGAATGATTGTTGCGGAGGTGAGATTCGAACTCACGATCTTCGGGTTATGAGCCCGACGGGTTAGCCACTTCCCTACCCCGCGATGTTTGTGCCGAAACGTGGAATCGAACCACGGACACGAGGATTTTCAGTCCTCTGCTACTACCAACTGAGCTATCTCGGCATAAAATAAAGAAACCTACGTGTTACCTTATAGCACTACTGGCACCACAGAGGTGCCGGGTGGGAATCGAACCCACCTATTCAGGTTTCATTGTGGACCAGATGAGAATCGAACTCACCACAGGTGCATTGCAAGTGCTCCTCGCCCCCTCGGAACATTCCGGCCCATAAAGAATGTTTATCCGTAGTAGAAATCTTTCCAAGAGTCACCCAAAATTTGAGATATTGTTTTCAAGTTTGAGGCATCAAGTTTTTTAGTGTGTAACATACGATGATGGTTAGGGCATACTATTGTCAAGTTTGAATGGTCGTCTGAACCGCCATTCTTTCTCGGTATTATATGATGTATATCAGTTGTTGATTCACACCAACCACAAACAACACATGGTATATTCATTCGTCTTATTATTTTCTGTTGTGTTCTCGTTGACAGTTCAAGTATTGAATTTGGTTCATCCTTTCTGAATTTACCACGTGTGGATTTTCCAACCGCCTTTGAATGACTAGTACCTCTTGAAAAGTTTGATTTGTTCATCTCATGTGCTCTTTTCAATGACACACTCAACTTTATCTTTTGTTCTTCAGACATTGGTGGTCTTTTTGCGTTATTGAATTTTGCCGCACATGATAGAGAACAAAATCTCTTTTGATGTTTTTTCGTCAACTCATGTTGACATTGCTCACAATGTTTCATACTGTCTCCTTATTCATGGTGTTTACTATAAATATAGTTGACTGTAACGAAAATTACAAACAAGTGTGCCTCCATCTGGAATCGAACCAAGTCGCACAACCACCCGTCTTTATTGTATGTGCAACGGTTTTACAGACCGCTGACGGGAAATGGAGGCATGGCGTAATAAGTTTTCAATGAACGTCCTTCCGAAGAAGGAGACACAAACCTATGGAATTTTTCCGATATATCCAAATTAATTTTTTGTCATAATTTGGATTTTCACCGTAAGTCTTTGAAATCAAAGGACTTACAAAGTTATCCACATAAACAAAAAGGACTTACAAGTTTTATCCTGTAAGTCCTTCTGAACTGGTGTGTCTTTTTGATTAGGTCATAGACAACTTACAGGATTTTGATGTTGGGAGATACTCACTATTAAATGTGATACCACAAAAAATGGCTCCTTTGCGAGTGACTTGTTGTGTCATCGCCGGATATGATTGCCATGTATGTAGTGAGTTGTTCATCGAATTTCCTGTCCTAAAAGTTATGTCTAAATCCATTCTATATCAATAAGTATGTACAATATACTAAAAAGATTCCACAATTCCAAATTTATTTTTCTTACCGAATAAAATTATCTACTTTATCATACATCTTCTTTGTTTTCCAACCGTAGTTAAATACAAACCAACCTGCAACTTCCTTTGCAATATACTTTGGTTCACGGAATGTCTTTACATATTCGTCAATGAACCACTTTGTAAAATCAACATCTTCTTCAAGAGTCCATTCACGTTTAGTAAACCAATAAGGTTGTTGAGCGAACTCTTCGTCATATCCTTCAAATCCAACACGACGGAACATTTCGTCAAGTGCTTTCATTTGAAATTCGTCAATTTTCTTTTGTTTTCTCGGTGTCATTTTATTAACTTGTAATTGATTGAATACAAGTATACGAAAAAAATCTGACATTTCCAAATAAAAAAGTCTCACACCAAGAAAATGTGAGACTTTTTGAACTGGTGTGTAATTTTCTTAAAGTGCCGAATAAATAGCGGCGTATTCTTTCACATTGAATCTTTGTTTTGCCTTGGCTAACATCTCTGTCATCAATTCATTTTCATACTGTTGAATACCATAAGGCATAGTTCCAGCAATCTTTCTGATTTCAGCAGTGTGGTCAAGTATCTTTGAATACTTTTGTTCTGCTAGAAGTTTAGCGAGTTCAAATAAAGCCTCTGAACGATTTGCCTTCTTTGTGGCTTCTCTCATTCTCTTTACAGAGTTTTCAACTTTTTGGCTAATCTTTTCTTCAGCTTCACGAAGTGATTGAAGTGTTTGAGATGCCTCGCTAAGTAATTGTTTTCTTGACGATAATTTCATTTCATGCTCCGATTGTATTAGTCCCACCAAATTCGGTATAGACCTGGTTCTACTTCATCAAGTTCATCCGCCTTCAAAGAAGCTTTACTTGGTTTTGTATTCGTCTTTACATAAAGACAAACACTATATTCACGACCAAGTTGAATCTTTGCATCTGCTGGTAATTTGTCAATCAATTCAGCAGTGAATTCATTATAACCATCAGGAAGAGCTTGTTTCATAATGTTCATTGCATCTTTCTTACTGAACATTGTTGTGTCTTTCCACATCATGTTATTTCCATCATATTCCTTGGCAAACTTCTTTGGATCTTTACCAAAATTTACTTCCTTTACTGCCTCATTGATAGATTCAGTCAAAAGACCAGCAAGTTTCATCATTCGTTGTTTATTCAGTTCCATCATATATTCCAAAAAATACTATGGTTATATTCTATAAATATGATTCAGGTTTTGTTTTCTTACGGGAAAGTAAGAAATAAAATCCAAAAAATAACAGCGCAACCCCATAGAAGATAACGTCTGTAATCCAGTAGCTTCCTGTCAATTTCATCACGAAGGAAAATGCTGCATCGAAGCCCAGTGGATTGAAGAATGTTCCTAAAACCAAACAAGTTTTTGCGAGGTTGTCTCGTAGTTTTTGTCTTTTTACTATTGCCATCCGAACTTCCCATGTATTTACCTTGTGGTGGGCAATCTGTTATTTAGTATAGAACTTTACATATTCAGTATATGTAGCGAATTCAACTGCAATCGTTATCGGGTTGGAGTATTTTTTACCAAAATGTAGAATTTCTTTTTCATCCATTCTCTTGTTCGGAGTTTTCCTTTGCCTTTTGGATAATGAACGGAATCATCTTATCCGGAGTGATTTTATTCTTACGACCTTCTTGATAAATACGAATCAAAATATCACGGGCAATAGACCCCATCTTTCTTTTTGCGTTATGTATCTCGGAATCTATTACAGATTTAGCATCCATCCCTCCAAAAGTCAGTCTCATATTCCATAACTTACTTTCATATTCTTTCCAACCAGATTCTATGTAATCCTTATATGTTCCATACTTCCCACGATCATCCGGTTCCATCTGTAACATTCTGCTGTTGAAATCTTTCTCAGCTGTTTGATTTGACATGAAGATAGTATTTAGTTCTTCCTTTGATATACCGACGACTTGTGCGATATAAACCAACCTATCTAATCTTTCAGGATTAGGTGGCATGGAAACATATGGACTTTCATTCGGGTCAATTGGTTGTCTCAAAGAATCCGCTATTTCTTTTGTCACAAGTTCTCCGTCTCTACCCAATTGAAACTTCTTTTCATTTCTGAATAGAAAACATTGGATGTTTGCTTTTAGGCAGGCATCCATTACAGCCGTCAATTGAGTCATATTACTCCTGTATACAAAGGCATTTAGGAACAAGTCCACACGTTTGATGTAATTCTTTGCATTAGGAATTGTTGGTTCATTGGAAAACAAACGGTCTTCGTATTCCGTACCTTGTGGTCCCATCTGCCAGTAATCTATCGCACCACCCTTATATCGTTGTGATAACTTTCTCCCGTCCAACTCAAGACGGCAATCATATGATTTACCATAACCACCCCACTTTTGGCGAGCGGTTGAAAGGTAGTATTGTTTATTACCACCAAACTTTGATATATCTGCACCACTCACTATGCTCAACTCAAACTTGTTTTGCTCTATTATCTTCTTAGCAGCTTGGGGTGATGTGAAGTGCCAGACTATATCTGATAGTGCCTCTGTTAATATGTGTTTTAGTTTTATCATTACCTATAAATATGAAACTACGGGGAATATCGTCCGTCTATAAGTCATCATCGTCCGGTTCAATGTAGTTGGACAATCTGTTAGGCAATCTGTCCATAATGTTCTCCCAAAATAGTTCTGAACTTACCGCTATGAATACAGGTTTGGAATACTTTTTTCCAAAATGAAGTATTTCGTTTTCTTTTCCGTTACCACTGGTGAATGAAAACAAATAATTCATTACCTTTTGATTGAAAAAATACTCATCATTTTGTTCTGAAATAAGTATACCATGGTCTCCAAATCTTTTAGATACATTTATATTAGACGTCCAACTTTGAACATCTCGGTGTGGTTTATACGATATTGGTTTATCATATCTATAAAATACTTCTTTTCCGATTTTTAATTTAGTATAATCATTATAGTCAGATTTTTCTCTTAGAGGAGAAATAATATTCTTCGAAATATCTTGTAAACCTCGATAGACTTCTGTACCATTCGGGGTTTCTGGTTTAAATATAGATGGAAATTTAGTTTTTGCATTTTTCAACAAGTCTTTATTTTTATACAAATTGTTTGAAATAGTTCCATCAGGAGTGCGTACCCATTGTAATATGTATGACAATATCTGTTTTTCTATTTTCGTATTCTTTTCAGAACCAGTTTTTCCCTGTAACTTAACGAGTTTTTTAAAGAAATCATCTTGACTTATATCACCAAACACAATATCACCAAACGCCTTTTTCGGGTCTGTGTCTGTTTCAGATAATATGTCTTTGAGTTTTATCATTACCTATAAATATGAAACGACGGGTAATTTCGTCCAACCATCCATTTCAAAGATTTCCATAAACATCCCATAGTAATATACGAAACACGTACCACCTGTGATAAAAACGTTGGAAATAAATATCTCATCTCCACGTCTAACAATAATCTTTTTATCCTTCAGATGTGTTGGTTGTGTTATCTTCGGATCTACCTCGTTCTCTAATCGCAACATTCGTTACCCCCTTTGTATGTTTTGGTTCATACGGGCAGTGAAGACATCCCGACCCGCAACAAAATGAACGGCAAAGGTGGTACTCTTCTGTGAATACCACCTTCCCGTTTTCGTTTATGTAATAATCTTCCTCTTTCATTTGATTTACTTGGACTCTTTGCCTTCAGACACAGATGCCTTGTTGTAAGGTGTGATCAACTTCTTGATTGCACCTAACGCCTTACGAGCGTCTCCTGCACCTTTCTTGAACTTTGAATTGTGTCCGACGGTAAACTCATTGAACAGATTTGTAATTTGTTCGTATAGTTCTTGCTTTGTCATAACGTTCTCCTGTTTGTATAATAGTCGGGATTAGTTCCCTGTTAAATAAATAGATTATTACTTGATTTCACAAGAATATTTCCAAATGTAGCCACCACCTTGTTTATATTTCCCAATACAACACCCATATACACTATCCCTACCAACTTTCATAACTTCAGATGCCTCCTGAATGCTCTTGAATGTTTGTAAGAATTTACCATCTTTACTAAACATATCTATTGGTTTCATCTTACTTACTCCCATTTTTTTACGAACTTCACTCGGAATTACTTTACCTCTATTCTTTGCAGATATTTTTGCTCTCGTTTCAGGAGAATTTGGTTTTCCAAGATTGTGGGGTATAATTTTACCAGAAGCATACAACTCTTTCATCTTTTTTGAATGTTCTGGTCTTGGTTTTCCTCTTCTATTTTCCGCATACATAAGATATTTTTCCGATGATTTCATAGATAAGGACATATTCTTTTTATACCCATCTGACCATTGTGTGCCTTTTCTACTTTTACTCATACGTGAACGTGTTTCCGTCGAATGTGACTTACCGTAAAACGGATTATTTACACCACTCGCCATTTTACTCATTTTTTCTTTCCACTCATCTGTATGTTCTGCGCCAGTTCCTTTATTGTGCATATTGTAAAACGTTTCATTGTTACCTGCATCATAATAATTCAACCAGTATTCTTCCCGTTCTACCATTTGTTCAAATGATGAACATTCCTCAATAACTTCTTTCTTGAAGTTTTCTTTGCCGTATTTACGGATTGCAAGCTTGAGTAAATGACCAGAACCAAGATAGTTTGGATTGTTTCTACTATCTCTACCGATATATTGCTTCCCGTTCACCAAATTTGTGGTCTTGTAGATAATCATAGGAGTTCTCCCGATTGTTATTAGATTAGTTTGTGTTCACTAATAAATATCGGATAAACAGAAAAGCCAGTTGTTTGGGAGATTGAGAAGTGGGTTGAACACAAACTAAACAATCACAACTGGCTCTTCAAATTCAACATATCATACTATATCACATTTTCCGCCCGCGCAGGCCGCTTCTTGTGAGTGTTCCGTGTTATCATCCAACTCTACTATTTTTGACAAATCAACATCTTTTAGAGTTTCCATCAACTGATGATACTTTTCTTCCGTAATATCTTCGAATGGGCTCTGGATGTAAGTATGGTCAGAGAATGGTAATACGGAAACTCCATTATATGAGTCACGATTTGTCCATAGCCATTGACCAACAGCTGGCCATTCATTTTCACGAATACTTACGGTAGCCGAAATGTTGTGTGTGTTCATTCCATTCTTGTGACCTGGCTTTATCCAATTTTGGTTGAACCACTTTACGCGTTCAAGAAGTTGAAGTGGAGATTCTGTTCGCATAATCGCGTGGTCTGGTGCCTTTTGTGGGACACCGATAACTGCGGTATCGTGTGGACGGAAGTATTCATCTTCTACCAATTCAGGGTGGTTGATTGCAAGGTGAGTATAGATTGCCTCGTTCTTACCAACACGAACACGACGGAGGTAATAGTCATTGTGCCAAGCGTGAATACCAGATGAGCATCCTAATGTAAGAGATGATGTTCCAGCTGGCTTGATTGTTGTAATACGAGCAGCTTTATTGATACCGAGAATTCCAGCAACTCTTTCGTTCTCTTCCTTTGCAACTTTTGTTGCTGACTTTACATCCAACTTCTGAACAACACCTGAGCCAATACCAGTCATACCAACTCCAAGAAGACCGTCTTTCTCTGTTGTTCTTTGCCAGATTGGACGAAGATAGTGGAAGTCCGTATAACTTGCTTGAAGTGTTCCGATGAATGTTGCCGCACGAACTCGGTCTTCTAAATCCTGTTGGTCTACTACGTCTGAAACGTTTACTTCACAAAGATTACAGAATTGGAATGGACGTAGACCGATTTCACAACAAGGGTTTGTTCCCCAATCTTTATCGTTTGAGAAGTAAATTCCAGGTTCACCTGCGTTTGAAAGTTCAATCTTCTTCCAAAGTCCCTTGAAGAATTCTTCTGTTACTTTACTACGAAGTAATACCGCAGAGTTATTTGCCCGTCCACGTTGAGGATTCAATTCCCACCATGCACCAAATTTACACGAAATCATTTCATCATCATCGGCGGAGAATAGTGAGATAAGAGCAGCACGACGAATACCACCAGCAAGAACTGCATCTGCAATATGACAAACCATATCGTGAACTTCGATAGGTGACAACTTGTCTCCATCTTTCTTTAGGTCAAGAATAGCACGAAGTTTCTCAACACAAATACGAAGTGGTTCTGAGCCAGGAGCTTTACCACCTGATGTGATAAGACGGGCACCCTTTGGACGGATGTCTGAATAATCAAAACGAAGTGATGAACCGCTTGTGAAGTATGACTTTACAAGGGCTTTGATTGCGTCTGCCCAACCTTCGATTGAGTCTGACACAAGGAATCGTCTTTCACGGTCTGCCTTCGGTTTACGAATTTCAGGAAGTTTCTCGACGTGATGTTTCTGAACAGAATATCCAACACCTGTTCCACCGAGAAGAAGGAACATCACTTCACCAAAAGCACGCCAGTCATCAATAGGAAGATATGCACAGTTGTAAATACGATTCGGTGAAATTTCAATTGGCTTACCACCGAATTGAAGTGAACGCATTGAAGGAAGAACCTTCTTATCATAGACAAACTTATAGACATTTTCAATCTCGTCTTTTAGTTGTGGGTATTTCTTTTGGTGCATTTCCTTGTTTCGTGTCACCAACTCTTCCCAAGTTTCCCGACGATTGAGTTCAGGTATGAAACGAGAATACTTCATATAAACCGTAATATCCGAAAGGATTCGGTTGCTAATATCCATAGTTGTCTCCGATTATTTTTTTTCTAAAAACGTTTATTTTTGATTCCAAAG